CGAAGATCGGGAAGCAAGAAATTGGAACTATTCGTGGAGCCGTACTGCGTGCCAAGAATGGCAAACAGTTCTGCATACACAGTTCGACTAAGAGACTGACCGTAGCACAGCAGCCATCCGGTTGGAATGCTTGTCCCAGGAAATGGGAGGATCACTCCAATTGGAAGCGTGCTGTAACCAACGTTCTGGTAACCAGTGGACGAACCACCGGCCAACTCGCTGAGAGCATTGGCGGTCTTGAGGAGACCTTTGGTCATCTGCGGATCGATGAAATTAAGAGGCATAAGTGTTCCTTACGAAGTTCGGATGATGATGCCTTGGGCCAAAGCTATATACGCAGCAGAAGCTCCAGTATTAGTGAGGTATGCGCCATACCAAGTTGTTCCAACGTAAACTCCAATTTGGAGGTAGGCGTTTCCTACGATGGGTTGACTCGAAATAATCATTGCAGTCGTTCCAGCAGTTGCCGTAATAGAGGTAGTGCTATTAAACGTCCTAACTCCACCAACTGGAATAGATCCAATTGAGATCGATCCGCCAGTCAGGTGAGCAAACTTTCCATCCACATACGCCTTGTTCGTCAGATCAGTCGACCCACTCGGAGCAGATCCACAGGTTGGGGGGTTCGTAAATGCTGCCGCCGTCCCACCAGCGATGAGCGCAAAATCGGAAAGATTGAGAGATTCGATTGCCCCGGTTCCAGCAGTGGTTCGACCGAGGATCTTTCCACTGGCAATTCCAGCAAGCTTTGAAAGAGCGATTGCGGCAGATGCATTCACATCCGCATCCACAATTGCTCCATCAGCAATCTTTGCACTTGTGACCGAACCGTCAGCAATCTGAGTTGCAGTAACAGCATTCGCTGCGATTTGGCTGCTACCCACAGCACCAGATGCGATCTTTGCGGATGTAACGGCACTGTTGGCGATGGTTGCGGCAAACGATCCGCTTCCAGTTCCCGTCACATCGCCAGTCAGGGTGATCGTCTGATCGCCTGTATTTGTCCCACTGATCGTTGCGGCACTGCTAACGGTCAAGTTTCCGCTCAACGACACGGATCGATCTGCATCTCCAGTAACAACCGTAAGGGCACGATTAGCAGTGAGGTTGGATCCCGGCGTAATCGTCAAACTGTGACTGGCGTCAGTATCGTTGATCTTGAGTCCAGCATTCGTGAAGGTTGCCCCAGTAATGTTGGAACTCGGATTCACCGAGACAGTACCGCTGGAAACCGTAAGTCCAGAACCAACCTGCATGATGCCCTTGGAACCAGTCGTAGCATCGCCAATAACAGTGGCGTTCAACGAACCCGAACCATCCACAGTAAGTCCCGTACCGGGCTTCACGACACCAAGGGTGCTGGAGGTTGCTGCGGGAACGCTCAGGACACCGGAACCATCCACGCTGAGATTCGTTCCAACAGTAATCACACCTGGAGTCGAAGTCGTGGCGTTGCTCGTGATTGCTCGAGAGACTCCAAAGTTACGGACGAGAACGTCGAGATTGCTGGTTGGAGCGGCGGCCTGGGTCGCACTGACAATGATCTGACTTGGACTTGGGATTCGATACGCCGTGGTGGGGAACTGAAGCACGCCACCAACAGTGACCACAAAGAGGTTTGGATCAGTACCGACAGCCGCTGGAGACAGGGTCAGAGTCTGCTCCCAAATTGGGACTCCACCGCTCGTTCCATTCTGAACCCATGAACCAGCAACAGCAGTCAATGTCCAACTCTGAGGAACCTGCGCCGCCGCATTGCCATACAGAGCAAGATTCGAGATGGCATTCAGATTGACGGCATCAGTGCCCAAGATGGGAGGAGCGACATTCGTGATGCGAACACTCTCGGCATCCCACACACTGCCACTCAGCGAAAGGGCATTTGCGGCGATCTTGGTATCAATGCGACCGTCAACAGTCGTGTTGAAATCCGTGATCTGACTCGCTGTATGAGTGTGTGACGGAAGATCACCGACAACAATGGCTCGCTCCGAAGCAGCCGTGACTCGACCAGTGGAATCCACGGTGACCTGAGTCAGCGGGGTCGTAGAGTCACCGTAGGTACTGGCGGTAACACCCGAAGCAGGAAGTCGAGCTGCCGGCAGAGTACCAGAGGTGAGGTTCGAGGCGTCCCGGGTCGTCGTGATCTGCGTATCAACGTAGTTCTTTGTCGCAGCGTCTTGAGCCGAAGAGGGATCAGTGACGTTTTGAATCTTCTTGGACTCTCCGTCCCACTGACCGCCACTCAGAACGAGAGCATCCGAAGCAAACTTGGCATCGACATAGCCCTTCGTAGCCGCATCGGCGGATGCAACTGGAGTCGCAACGTTCGAGATCTTCTTGGAACCAGCGTTATTTGCGTTCCAAGAACTGATCGTACTGTCGTAAGGGAGCGCACCGCCGCCGGTGTCCTGAGCCTCTTGAATCAGGTACAGAAGTTGCTTGTTGCTCTTGTCAAGATCTGCCTCAGACAGCACAGAGCCGTTCACAAAGTCAACGAGGTTGAGATTGTTAGGAGCATCGGATCGACCTGGAGTAAGTCGATAGACCTTGACAATGGCGCCAGCAGTGGATCCCGAACTCAGGATCACCTTCTGAGTCGGAGAAAGACTGACCGTATAGGTCGTGATGTCAACGCCGTTGACCTGAACCTTGACATGATCCGCGGACAGCACGGGGAAGTTGAAGGTGAACTCGGTCTGACCGGAGGTGGCGGTATATGCGATGAATGAAAGGGCCATGGTTTGTGTTCCTTATAGTGTGCGGAATCAGTGCGGAGTCTTGACTTCGCTCTTTTCGGGGAGGTTGAGGTGACTACTGATCCCGTTCTCAGCTGCGTTGATTACCTGGGACACGGGCCACAGACGGCGGAAGAACATCATTGATGTGAGATTGTGAAGATCCTTTTGGGAGAAATTACGATCTTCTCGAAGAATGGCTTGAACTGGACCTCGAAGAGCCTTTCCAGTATCGGAAAGAACAGACCAAGCCGGAGTAGAACTGATGTCAAATGGGCTCCCACCGAGACCGGAGTAACGAACGTTCTGACTGAACACCGTCTTGCCGGTCATCAACTGAGCCACTGAGTCAACACCGGCGGTGAGAACGTAGTTCTCGGTTGGACCGGACATGAAGTACCCAACGAGAGCCTGAGGAGAGAACGACTCTTCGTAGTACTTCTTCTGCTCCTTCTCGCTTCGGTTCGTTGGGGCAAATAGCGCCTTTCTCGCCATCTGTGTAAGGACAGCCAGGGCACCAAGAGTCAGGTACTCAGCAGCGACTCGAGAATCCGCTCGCTGTGAACTCGTCATCAGGAAGTTCGAGATTCCCTTGATGTTGAAGGTTCGGAACTGAAGCAGGAGACGACCCCAGTCGCTCCAGAATCCCTTGGAAAAGTCTCCTCTAACTGGAGGATCCTGAATCGAGGAGATCGTCCCACGTTCCAGGAACAGCAGGAAATCTCCGTATTCCTTGGCCCCCCACAGCGTGTGATCGAAGTCGATGACTCGACCATTTGCGTTCGTCTTCGCGGTCTCTGAAAGCTTTCGAGAGAACGCCATGAATTCAGATCGAGTTACGCCCCACTGTGCGAGAAGAGCGTCCGAATACGGGACTTCACCCTTCTTAGCCGCATCAAAGACCTCCTGAATAAGAGAGGTCGTCATAAGCATCTGCGTGGCCGAGGTGATTGGAGCAAGACCAGTTACATCTGACATCATCACCGTTGCCTGATTCAGATTCGGATCCAACTTGGTCTTGATCCAGTTGTTGAGTCGATTGAACCAATTCTGACGGGTAGTCGGATCGTATCGGGTAAGACGGGAATCGACAATGCCGAGCACGCTACGTCGAAGACGATCAGATCCAGTTCCAAGTGTCTGATCAATCCACATCAGAAGAGCCTGCTGATCAGGACTGAACTTTCCATTTCGAGCGGCAATCGTCAACTCACGAACGGTGTCGAGCTGAGAGATCACCGAGGAAACAGAAGTTCGACCTACGATTCGACCCGCCTCATTCACCGCGGCCAACCCGAATGCGTGGCCCTGGCGGAGATACGCCAACTTCATCAGTCGTCCAATGTACGGACTGAAGTACGACCCAAGCGTCATGGGAGCCGGCTCGCTCCGAAGTCCAGCCATGAGTTCATCAAGGTGAGCGATTGATCGATCAACCTCTGCACCCGTGGAACCGTATCGCATCTCCTTGGACTTGAGGTACTCACGCACATCATTCCAAGTCTTCAGTTTATCCGCCTCAGTCTCCGTCAGCTTGCCTCGTGCAATCAACTGCTGGCGGAACTCATCGACAAGAGTCTTCTCGCCCATGGCTCCAAAGACGGATCGGTCGTAAGCTGAGACACTCTGCATCACATCCGTATTAACGAGATCAGAGATACTCATGGTACGACCGTCGCTCAGTTCCACACGACGAGAGATGTCCATGGGAAGCCGGCGGCGACCTCGAGGACTCATGTAGGGACCCTTGCCTCGAACCGGAGCAGGAGCCTCTTCCATCAGAACCTGGAGCATGACCTCATCCATGTCCGTGTAGGCACCCTTGTTCACACCTCGGGCCAACTCACGGAGACGGCTGGCAACCTTCAGTGCCAGCATGTCTCGACCATCGGCAGTGATGGCCTCACCAGCGATGAACGCCGGATCACGCTTATTTCGAGCGATGGGAATCGAGATGGACTCACGAATCATCTTCGCAAGATCCTTGGTTCCAGCCTCGGTCTTGGTCAGTTCATCGATGACTTCCCACGACCAAAAGCGAGGGAAATATGAACCATTCTGTTCGAGTCCGACAAATCCCGGAAGACCGACTTCTTCCGCCATTTGACGCATCTTGTCGAAGTGATCTCGAACGGCATCAGCCATCTTCTTAACAGCTGGGTTGATTGAAGTACCTGGATTCAGGATTTCAGCATGAACCTCGCTGTTGAACTGGGCCCTACGTTCGTGCATCCAACCAGCTCGAGCACGGTTAGCCGGGCTAATCTTGGATGGATCAGATTCACCATGCAGGAACTCAAGTTCGGCTTGCCCATAGGCACGAGCCAACCTGTTTTCCATCGTCATCTTGAGCCTAAAGGTCTCTTCATAGATGCTCGCTCGCTGGGGAACAAAGTTGCCGGCCTCATCAACCGGAGCAATGCGGGCCCAGAACAGGCGATTACCGAGCCATCGGATGGCTCCATTCTCTGAGTTCTGAGCGGCGATGGACTGATTCAGCCATCGAGCGGCCCATCCCATGGGGATTCCAAGGACCTTTGGGTTAACCGTTGGAACGTCTCCCCACGACGCGGAGAGCGACCCTGGAACCGGAGGACCCTCAGGAACAGCCTCACCAACCTTAACTCCACGGGCGATTGACTGGAGTCGACCAAAGAGAGTCGATTGACCCTGTCGCTCAAGGGCACGAAGTTTGAAGTCGATGTTCTTTCGGAACAGGTCGCGGAAGAAGACGTCCAGTTCCGGCTTGGGTGCCACAGCGCCGAGGAGAGGATCCGTGGAATCAGCGTAGATGTTCAGAAGCATCGTCTTCATCTTCTCGAAGACGTGGGTGAGAGCGGGGTTGATTCCCTCACCACCAGTACGCTTCATCCATCCAAGGAATGTACTTGCAAAGCGATCTGCTTCAGCAGAAGTAAGTGGCGTCTTTCGCCTGCGAATCATGTACTCAGCATCAAGATCGCCAAGCAGCGCCTCAGCATCGGCAACTTTCTTTGCTGCCTGCGTTTCTCGACGTGCTGCAATTTCAAGATTCTTTCGGGCTTCAGCGTTGACCGCTTCCTTGTTCTTTGCAGCGGCTCGAAGCTGAGGCCCGTATTCCTTATTCAGGCGCTTCACGTCAGCCCCGGCTGAATCAAGTTCAGACTTTGCTTCTGCCGCCTTAGCGGAAAGGGAGGACCGAAGATCTTTCTCGGTATTCAGTCGAACAGCGGCCTCTGCATCCTTGTGAGCCTTCGCAGCGCGCTTCAACTCAGCAATTGCTTCCATCCCATCTCGATGCTTGGCCAACTTGACAAAGTTCTCAAAGGTATCAGCCTCAGACGCAAAGAACTCTGACTCGTGCATTACCTGCCTAACACGGGCAATTGCATTCTGTAGATTCGTTCGAGCCTCGGTTGCGACCGCACGAGCCGCAGTTGTCTCAGGAGACCAGGGAACAGCGGATCCAGTAGCCTGCTTGAACCGGTCACCGAGGCGAACTTCCCAAGGTTTTGCTCCCTCAGGAATGGCAGTTGGAGGCTTCTGTTCAGCCGCGGCTTGTTCAACAGCCGGGGTAAGTTCCATGGTATATCGACCACGGACGGGCTTGCCTGCAATGACGTCATGGAGCGTCAGAACATCCTCGTTCGACAGCGCCTCATTACCGTCACTGACGGCAGAACGAACAAGGACATCGGTGATGCCACGGACAAAACCATCGACATTGTCGGCCTGCTGAAGAGACCGAAGGACAGTCCTTCCATCATTCAGTCGCTGCACCTTGACCCTTCCGTCAGCCATCGACACTTCGTCAATGACGGTCTGACCAGCTCGAAGTCGAGCCTTTGGACCAGCCACAGCGACATCTTCAAAGACCGTTGATCCGGCTCGAGCGGGATCAGTGAGGCTCCTGGCTCCAACAAGGAAGGCACGAGCGTCTTCCTTGGGAACTCCAAATCGAGTCGCAACCTGATCAACAATGTTGTCGGCCCCAAAGCGGACAGCCAACTCCTTGCCGGCCATGGTCAGTCGATCTTCATAGCGAAGACCCATGGAAACCAGCTCATTCTTGATGATTCCGCGACCAAAGAGCGAATTGGCGGCTCCACCAAGAGCAGCGCCCATGAGGCCCGCCTGCATGAAATCGTGGCCATCGACGGTTGGGTCAACCGTAGAAGCAAGAGCGGTATAAGCCACTCCGGTCAACGCGCCATGACCAGCACCATAAGCAAAGAGCCTTGCTCGGCTAATCGTAGACGCCATTGCAGCAGCAGCCTCAGCCCTATCGGCAGCAGCCGCAACACGACCAGCGTTGAAAATCGACTGGGTAAGCCTGCCACCACCAGCAAAGACTGCTCCAGCAGATCCTCCGCTCAACAGCATCAAAGGAGCAAATTCGGCTGCTCCGACTCCAAGTGACGCAGCCACCCCAAGGGCCCCAGCATCAGCGACTCTTTGAGATGCGCGCATCTTGAACAGGATCTCATCACGAGTAACCTGCGCGTCATACAGAGACTGAGCATCGAGGACTCCATCATGGTACTCAAATGGAATCCCACTCAGCAACTTTGGGAGTTCGGAAGCATTATCCGTCTTCCAACTTGGATCTGCGCCCACACCGTAGTACGAACGGATCGCAGAAGATCCAATGCCATACAGAAGTCTGGCACCAGTAGCTCCAAGTGACGCAACAAATCCTGGGTCTGAGTTTGCGTATTCAGCCTCACTGTCCCAATACTTGTTGAGACTGGGGAGCGGCTGAGAAGCAACCGCAAACTTGGGCGACTGTTGTTCGGTGTTATCCATGGTTTAGACCGGAGGACCAGCGCGAAGACCCTCAGAGTAACTCTGCCACATGCGCTTCTTGAATTCGGTGTCCCGTTCGTTCTGCTTGATCGAAGACTTAAGAACAAAGTTGGCGAATGAGTCTGGAGTGTACACCATCGACAGTCCATCCTTATTCAACTGCGAAATCATCTTGTCATCCAGCGGCTGGGCATCAGAGAATGGACGACCATTCGAGGTGGCAAGAACCATGTATGTGTTGGTAGCTGGAGACCACTGAAGATACGCATGATCAACAGATGGATTGGCCTTCTTCAGAGACTGCGTCAACTGATCAGTGACCATGCTTACCGCGTTTGAACTCCTGGCTTCAGTCCGAAGAGAATCGGGGTAGATAAACGGAGCGCCATTCGACAGCACAAAGGAGTGGTTCTTGACCCAGTTACTCGTTGAGAGTTTGAGGGTTTCCGCATCCATGTGTTGACCCTTGATTGCGAATTCTGCCTGAGCGGCGAGAGACAGAATAGATCCAGCCTGCTCAGTAGAGGTGACCCCAGGAACCCATTCAAACCACCCCTTCACAGCCCCTCGAGCAGAAGCGCCAATGAGGTCTCTCTCAGCTTGGCTAAATCGATCGACCGGAGCGGAAGTTTCTGCGGCAGCATTCATCGCCGCTGCTTCAGGAGACCTTCCGCCCATGGAATTCTGATCCATTCTCTCAAAGAACCTCACAACCTCCTTGTGGAATCCAGCCTTCTCCATGGCTCCGTCACCCTGCAACTTGAACTGCCGATACATGTTCACGCCGTATTCAAGGTCTGGGGAGTATCGATCAACCGATGGAGACGCCTTGAACAGTGAAACAGACTCATTGATCATTGGGGCTTCGGCAACAGCCGTTCCAGACATAGACGCCCACCCAACAATGTAGGCGGCTCGTCGAGGATCGTTCTTCGGCATGGCCGAGTAAGCCTGGGCGACTCGCTGAGAGCCCTCGAACTTAGCAAGGTCATAGAGGTCATTGACGCGAGATTCAATGTCTTTGACGTTGATTGGCATGCCCATGCGCTGCTGAAGAGCAAGCACATTCTGCTTGATGAGGGCTTTAGCCGCGACTGGATTTCGCCACGATTGAGCCTCCGGGGTATTCGGAAGTTCCCCATTCTTATCAGGCGAGTAGGCAGACACCATGTTTGATGCCGCCGTCGTCATCATCGCGTTCGTCTTTGCGGTAAACAGCTCCTTAGACGACGACTCGAACGACTTGAGCATAGCCGCGTAGTACTGTTCCTGATCGTCCGAGGGCATATCTGGACGCATCTTCAAAGCGTGCTTGATGAACTCTTCCTTGCTCGGAAGCCTTTCGTTTGCTCGAAGACTCTCAGCAGCAAACTTGGAAAGACTGTCAAGATCGTGCTGTTCTCGAGACTTGCGAATCAGTTCGGCAGAGCTAGCCAGAGCGGCCTTTGTTTCAGCGGTGTCAATCAACTTGCCAGTACCGGACTTCACGGTAGAAGCCCACTGACGAATAAGTGGATCATCTCCAGAGGCAACCAGGGCCTTCACAATCGACGTAGACATGGCTTTGTTGGCAATGTCTGAACCGAGCGTCTGATACAACTCGGTGTACTTCGACTGAAGTCCATCGAAGATCTTAGAAGCCTCGGTCTGAAGCTGAGTATCGTCCTTGGCGCTCTTACGAGCCGATTGAATATCAGTGACTGACGCCATGACGCTCGAGTCAAACCCCTGAATCATCTTCTCTCGGCGGTACTTGACGACGTTCTGGCCGTGGTTCTCAGCCATGTAAGAGACACGAGGATTGACTTCCTGAAGGAAGGACCGCTGCCAAACCGGGTTATCCAATCCAGAGGCCATCTCGTTACTGATTCGCTCGTTTATGAACGATTCAAAAGATCCCATGCTGCTGGCAAAGTTGGGATCAGACTCCATCTTGGACTGATACTCTGCCTGCCACTTTGAGAGCGCAGCGTGAGCCTTCAACTGGCCATCGGCACCGGCGGCTCCAAGGGCTTCCCAGGGGTTCTCAATGGGATTGATCTCGTTTGACGCCACCATCTGCTGGAAACTCTTGCGGCTCTTGAGAGCCTTGAGTTCGCCTTCCTTGATGGCGTCAGCTCGATTCTGAGAGACCTGATTGGCCACGAATGACGCCAGGGTCTGACTGAAGCCTGAGAAGGCAGCACCAAGGTTCTGAATGCCCCCACCCATCTCAACCTGAACAGGCTGAGGAGGCTGCACAAACGGGACAACAGAGGTTGAGACCGGAGAAGCCGTGGGGTTATAGAAGGCGTTGGGAAGTTGAGACATTAGGCAATTACTCCAGGAGTCATCGCAATTCCACTCGTTGTGGCTTGACCCACAGATTGACCGCTAAGACCAGCCAGCGCACTCGTATTCGAGATCGCCGACAGCGAGCCAGCCACAGCGAGACCTGCGGTAGCACCTTGGAGAATCGGGACCAGCGGACTTCCACCACGGATCGTCGGAAGAGGCTGAGGATAAGTGCCGTTGATGACACTTTGACCGCGAGCGTGGATGGCTTGCGCCTCGAGACTGACTTGGTATCCACGGTCCTTCAGTTCGGTGAGACGAAGGTTCTCGAAATCAAGGAAGTTTCGCTCAAACTCGTCAATCGCTGCCTGAGCAGTGCGGCCCTTGATACCACGCTCTGCGTTACGAGCAGCGGTTACAGCCATGCCCCTCCTAGCATCATTCGCAACGCCTCGAATCTGAGCAAACGACTGCTGCCTGATTTGATCGTACTGCTTATACAGCACATCAGTCTGAGTAGCCACATCAGCCGCTGTGGCCTTAGCAGTCTCAAGGTAACGCTCGGTTTGAAACGCAGCCTGAGCATTACGAGTCTCGACTGCGTTGGCATACTGCTCGTTTTGACCGACAATGCCGGCAGCAGCTGTGGCTCCACCCACGGCCAAGCCGGAGACAATCATGGTGGTAGGGTCACACATTGGTCAGTTTGGCAAACTCGTAGAAAGGGGTTCCATCGACAGACACTTGAGTTGTCGATCTGATGAAGGAGAACCCGAGCCAACGAAGCCACTTGACGTGCAGCTCGTTTCTCGAGTCCACGAAATTCCAGACCAGGTCGTAAGGCTTGCTGATCTCAGCCACTCGATCCCTGCTGATCCTCAGAAACTCATACCGATGCTTCAGGATGCCATCGGTACCAAGCAGCCAAATTGAGGCAGACTTGGGCTGATCTCCGGTCTTTGCGGTTCCATAGATTGCTATGGGCTCACCATCAGCGACCAAGGAGTAGCAGCGGTCTCCATGTAGATACCCATATAGCATGGCATCCAATGGATCCTTTCCCTTGGCTCGAACCTCGTTTAGGTCGTCAAGCCTCAGGTTCCTCCCGACATGATGTACATCGGGAACTGTAGCGAATCTGTGTGTTAGACGGTTCAACGCCTCAGGGATCGATCAACAAAGAGCGACTCGTACTCAGCCGACAACAGGTTGCTGGGAAGCGGGGAATCGTTTTCCACCGAGATCTTCACCTGGCTGTTGCGGGAGTATACAGGGAACCTGAACGAGCCGGAGTCGATGGCAACAGATCCGATGATGTTGTTGATGGCGCCGGTATTTCGACCGTTGAAGATGTACTCATAGGTCGTCCCAGCCTCAATCTGAACCTTCACTCGGAAGAACGCAGAGTTTCCATAAGCGATGGTTCCGTATCGAATTTGGTATCGACCAGTGGTAATCGTGGACATTCCACCAGTTTGATTCTGGGTCTTGAGATTCTGCTCAGAGAACTCATAGACCATGGTGTACTTGTCGCCAATCCAAATGTTGGTTTGGAAGTTACCAGGGACACGAAGGGTCGTTGAATTGACCTTGGTCGTATTCAGGCGCAGACCACTGGTAGTCACGACTTCCATGGAAGCATTGGTCGTAATGGTGTACGGAAGTGTGTAAGTAGTCTGATCTGTGGTTGAGTTGTAACTGATTGACACACACTGCGAGGACGTCAGCCGGCGATCCAAGGCCGTGACGTAGGTACTGCCGGTGTCCTTGCGGCCGCTCTCAAGTCGAATCTTCTCGAGAACCGTGGATGACCCTCGCTTCAGGACGACATACACGGTGGTATCAAGGAACTGAGCATCAAGGATCGTGGCGTCGGTGAAGGTGAACTTACCCCATGCAGACTGAACTCGCTGGT